TGCGCCGATTCATCAAGACCACGCGAACGTCAAAGGCACTTGCAACGCGATCGTCTGCAAGCGCAACCGCGCGACCGGTGGAAACCTGTTCCTACCGGAATACGGCATCACGTTCGATCAACCGAATGGCTCAGTTCTTTTCTATCCGGCATGGCGGAACAAACACGGAGTAACACCGATTGAGCCTTTGACGCCGAGCGGATACAGAAACAGTCATATCTGGTATGCGATCCGAGTGAACAGCGCGGACGAATACAGCGCCGACGTTGAACTTGAACGCGAAGCGTTAAAATGCAGACGCGAGTGATGAGCGCAGCGGAATCGACAGCCAACGTCGCGATCGGTTGTGTCGTTGGCTTCGCTACGCAGATCGTTGTTTTTCCGCTGCTTTCGATTGAAGCTTCATTTCAACAGAATGTTCTCGTCTCGTTGCTGTTCACCTTGGTGAGTCTTGCGCGAAGCTACCTTGTGCGACGTGCGTTCAATCGGATCAGTGGCGCGAAGCGATGAAGCTCCCGACGCTTCGCATCACGATCCCGGTCATGGCGATCTGGCGTGCGGTTCAGGCATGGCGCAAACAGCGTGCCCGTCGGCGCTTTCGCGAACGTCACCCGCAGGTATGGGTCAGACTATCCCGAAAAGGGAATAGGCGTTGACGCGATAACAGGTCGCCAGTAGTTGTCTCCGGTAAGACTCGCCGCGACTTTCGCGTGCGGGCTTCCTTCGTCGGTGGTTCTGCACCGGCGAATCAACGGAGTCGCGATTGCCGAGCGAAAAGTCACTGGCAAACCTGCGACCGCCGTGGCAACCAGGGCAGTCAGGCAACCCGAAAGGACGCGCCAAGGGCTCGAAGAACACGTTCGAGTCGATCGTGCGCGCCAAGCTCGCCGAAGAGCTTCCGGGCAACGCTGACGGCACCACGAAGCTCGACGTGCTGGCCGAGATCTTCGTCAGCCAACTGCTGAACAAGAAAAACAAAGAAGCGTTTGCGCACTACATCGAACGCGAGTGGCCGAAGATCTCGAAGCACGAAGTCGCTGCCGACGTTGAACTGTCTGGTGAGATGGAGCTGGCTGCGGCTGAACTGTCGCGCTTCCTGGGCGAGTTGGATTGAGCGCCGCTGCGCTGATCGAGCGCGCTGACGTGCGTGCGTATCTCACCGATGCCAGCGCATCCGTGCAGGCTCGCGCACGCTACTCGTGGCCGATCTATGCACGCGAGAATCAACGCGAGCCCGAAGGAGACCACCGCTTCTGGCTCGTGCTTGCCGGTCGTGGCTTTGGCAAGACCCGCGCTGGCGTCGAATGGGTCCGCGAGCAGATCGAGACGGGACGCGCTGGCCGTGCCGTTGTCGTTGCGCCGACCAGCGCTGACTGCCGTGACACGATCGTCGAAGGTCCGAGCGGCTTCCTTGCATGTTGCCCGCCTTGGGATCGTCCCAACTATGAGCCATCGAAGCGCCGCCTGACGTGGAAGAACGGCGCGACCGTCTCGCTGTACAGCGCCGAAGAGCCTGACCGGCTGCGCGGCGTCAACACTGACCTGCTCTTGGCTGATGAGCTGGCTGCGTGGCCTAGACCCGAGACGTGGGACATGGCGATGTTTGCGCTCCGCCTGGGCACTGATCCGCGTGCAATGATCACGACCACGCCGCGCCCGACCAAGATCATCAAGCAACTACTCGAACACGACCTGACCGCCGTCACACGCGGCAGCACCTACGACAACCGAGCGAACCTTGCGCCGCAGTTCCTTGACGAGATCGTGCGCCGATACGAAGGCACCCGGCTCGGTCGGCAAGAGATCTACGCCGAAGTTCTCGAAGACGTGGACGGCGCAATCCTGACGAGCGAGCAGATCCGCGAGCTTCGCGTCGATGTCGCGCCCGATCTCGGGCGCACCGTTGTCGGCGTCGATCCAGCCGCAACCGCAGGCGAGAACGCTGACCTGACCGGCATCGTCGTCACTGCCAAGGGCGTAGACGATCACCTGTATGCGCTCGCCGACCGCTCGTGCCGTCTCGGACCCGCAGGCTGGGCACGCCGCGCTGTCGAAGCCTATCACGAGTTCGACGCCGACCTGATCGTGGCCGAGAAGAACCAAGGCGGGCTGATGGTCGAACACACGCTGCGCTCGCTCGATGCCGACGTGCCGATCAAGCTCGTCACGGCGACACGCGGCAAGCACGTCCGAGCCGAGCCGATCTTGGCGCGCTTCGAGCAAGGCAAGGCGCACACGCTGCCTGGGCTCGAAGACCTTGAAGCGCAGCTCGCGGCGTTCACGCCCGAAGGCTACGCGCTCGACGGTTCACCAGACGCCGCAGATGCGTTCGTGTGGGCTGCAACCGAATTGACGACTGACCGTGGAGCGCAGGTGTTTCTATGAGCATGATGGACCGCCTGCTGCGCCGTGGCGCTGAACTACCCGTGCCGACGACCGGCACGCAGTTCTCGCTGGCCCGCATTCTGAACCAAGGCACCTACGACACCGACCCGATCAAGACGGACGCCGATGCGCTGAAGTCGTACTCGGGCTGGGTCTATGCGTGCGTCTCGACGATCAGCCAAGACGTTCGCAGTTCTCCGTGGAACATCTGGGAGAAGTCAGGCACTTCTCGCGAAGACTGGAAGCCGCTCGACGGTCCGCGCCTGCCGAGCGTGCTGCTGCGCCCGACGCCAGATCAGACATGGGGCGACCTGATCGAGATTACGCAAGTGCATCTCGATCTCGCTGGCCGCGCCTTCTGGCATCTCATCACGAACGGACCCGGCGGGAACATCGTCGGCATCCAAAGCATCAACCCGGACTGGATCACGAAGGCTGTCTACAACGAAGCGCGCACGCAGCTCATCGGATGGGAGATCGCCGCATCCGGCTTGAAGCGCACCGTGCTGCCTGCCGACGACGTGGTGATGTTCCGCTATCCCGATCCGGTGGACCCGACTGGCGGCGTGTCGCCGATCCGTGCCGTTGCGATGTCTGCCGACATGGACACCTACTCGCGAGCCTACGCCGCAAGCCATCTTCGCAACCACGCACAGCCGACCGGCATTCTGACGACCGACAACGAGCTGACCCGCGAGCAGGCTGCAACGATCTCAGACACATGGCGAGAGATGCACGCTGGCACCGACAAGATCCAAGTGCTGGGCAAAGGCGCGCAGTTCCAGACCATCAGCGCGCACATCAAAGATCTTGAGTTCCTGAACCTTGCGCGCGTCAGTCGTGACCAGATCCTTGCCGCGTACCATGTGCCCGCGTCGAAGCTCGGGCTCGTCGAAGACGCCAGCCGCGCCAACGGCGAAGAGTCTGATCGAGTCTACACATCGCTGTGCCTTGGTCCGCGCCTGCGCCGCTATCACGAGCCGATCACGTTGCGAGTCTTGCCGCGCCTGGGTCTTGATCCATCGCGCTTCTGCTTCGAGTTCGATCCGGTCGAAGTATCAGACAAGACCTTCAACCGCGATGCGGCACAGGTTGCGTTCAACGCTGGCGCGATCACGCTTGACGAGTACCGCGAACGCATCGGCTTTCCGCCCGAGCAGAACGGCAACGGCGCTGTCTACTTCGTGCCGCTTGGCTCGACTGTCGTCGAGAATCCCGAAACGGGCATGGCTCCGATGTCCGCAGGCACAGGCGATGCTGCCGAGCCCGTCGCACTCGCTGCCGATCGTGGCGAAGCAGGCATTGGCGACAGCGTTGCGCCCGATCTCGTATTGAACGGCGCGCAGGTCGCGTCACTGGTCAGCGTTGTCGAAGCGATGATGTCTGGCGCGCTGCCCTATGCGTCAGCGCTTGAGATCGTGCAAAGCGCCTTCGCGATGTCCGAAGACAAAGCGCGGCGCATTCTCGGGCCTGAATCGAACGCCGGAATCAACGAGCCCGTCGCCGTCGCTGCTGCTGTTGACCGTGCCGTGCGTTCGCTCGAAGTCGAAGTCGCAGACCGCGAGCTGCAAGACCCGAGCGAAGAGCGAATGGAGCTGACCGCGCTGCGCTTCCTGACCCGGCAAGGCGAAGCCGAACGTCGGATGCAAGGTCGCCTGCGCGCGATCTTTAGCCGGATGCAGTCTGCCGTCATCCAAGGCGTGCGCGAAGGCAAGCGAGCGGCACCCGTCTATCGAGCTTCGCTGGCTGACCTGACGTTCGTCATCGACCAGTTCAACGACGAGATCACCGCACTACTGACCGAAGAAGCCGAGCGCAACTTCGGCGAAGGCTTTGAAGACTTCAGCGCCGAGATTGCATCAACCGTCGCGCCTGAACTGCTGATCGACTTCAACCTGATCTCGAACGAAGTGCTTGCTTGGGCGCGCAAAGACGCAGCCAAGAAGATCAAGGATGTGTCCGACACGACGAAGAGTGCCGTGCGCGGCGTTCTCGATGACGCGCTTGCCGAAGGTGACTCCATCGACGGTCTTGCGAATCGGTTGCGCGCGAAGTTCGACGACTTCAAAGGCGTGCGTGCCGAGACGATCGCCCGCACCGAAACCGCCAACGCATACAACTATGGCAAGTACACGAACGCCGAAGCCTTCGATCAGGCCAACGACACGCTGCAAGTGACGAAGACCTGGGTGCCGACACAAGACAACCGCACCCGCGAAGCGCACCGAGCCGAGAACATCCAGAACGCACAAGGCGAGAACAAGCGCACCGTGCTGCGCTCCGAAGCCTTCAAAGTCGATGGCGAAGACATGATGCGCCCGCTCGACGGCAGCGCCAGCGCAGGCAACATCATTCGATGCCGCTGCGTGATGACCTTTGACGTGACAGGAGAATAGACATGGACTCGATCAACACACGCGCAGCCGCCATCGAGCAAACGGACACGACGACGTGGTTCCGCGCATCGACTAACGACATCGACCGGCACGGCACGATCGTCGAGCCGCGTGGCATCGACACAGCAAACTACAGCGCCAACCCGGTCTTCATGTGGGGGCACGACGCATACGGCTCGGGCGGTGGACCGCCTGATCTTGAGAACGTCCTGGGTCGCGTGATCGACTACCGCAAAGACGACAGCGCCTTCGACATCGAAGTCGAGTGGGCCGAACACGACCGCGCTGTCATGGCTCGCGATCTCGTGCGCGCTGGGTTCTTGAGCGCTGTCAGCGTCGGCTTCATTCCAGATCCCGACTCGATGACGACCCGATCAATCGAAGGCAGCGAAGTGCCTGTGTACAACCGCACCGAGCTGGTCGAAGTCAGCCTTGTGCCGGTGCCATCTAACCCGAATGCGATTGCGCTTGCGCGCTCCATTCGGTTGCCAATCTTCTCGAAGCACGCTTCTCCGCATAACAGCGCAGACGCCGAAGCGTTCCGAGATGCGACACGGAGCCTGCTCGTTTGCGAAAGCGTGCGGCGCTCCATCCGATAGAAGGAGTCCAACATGGAACTCAATGAAGCGATTGACGAACTGCGCGGCGACATCCGCAAGTTCAATGACGAAGCGGTCGATCCGATCAAGGAACGACTCGCCAGCCTTGAAGAACGCGGCACTGCGCCCGCTGACGAGAAGGTCACCGAACTCGAATCCCGACTGGCCGAGCAGAACACGAAGCTCGACGAGATGGGCGAAAGCCTTCGCATGGCTCAGGTCAACGGAGGGCTGATTGCGCCGAAGGTCGAAACGAAGAGCGACCCGTTCAAGGGCATGTTCTTCAACGACATCGACGCCGTGCGCCACGAGCTTCTGAACGGTGAAAGCCGCGCAGTCAATCTCGCGGCGATCTCGGGTGCGGGCAAGCTCACGGACGAGACTGCGATGGCGTTCCTTGATTACGTTGTTGGCGATCAGCCGACGCTTGGCGTGATCGAGCGGCGCACGATGAACTCGCCCACTGCACGACTCGACCGCATTGGCGTTGCCACTCGGCAGATGGTTGCCGGTGTCGAGAACACTGACGTGGCCGACACGAACGCGATCAGCTTCACGGCTCGATCGTTGACGGTCACCGAAGGCGTCTGGGCCGAAGACATCTCGATGAGCTTTCTCGAAGACAACATTGCTGGCGGAAGTGCCGAACAGCAAATCGCAAACGTATGCGCGAAGGCTATCGGCGAAGAGCTGAACGATCTGGCCTGGAACGGTGACGGATCGACCGGCACATTCCTTTCGATCAACACCGGCTTTGAAGCTCTGGCTTTCGGTGATACCAACGTCGTTGATCTCGATCAAACGGCGAACACGACTGCGCTGACTGCACTCAACGCACTCTACAAGGGTATGCCTTCGCAGTACCGGACGATCGGAGATCAGCGCATCTTCTGTTCACCCGGCTTTGCGACCGTGTACATGGAAGAGTTGGGAAGCCGAGCAACTGGGCTCGGTGACGCAACCATCGTCGGCGGGTCTTCGGGCCTTGCTTACTTCGGCATCCCGATCACGGTTGATCGACATCTCGACGCGGACAAGATCTACATGACGCCCGCATCGAATCTCGTCGTCGGCTTCCACCGTGACGTGACGCAGGAAATGGAATGGAATCCGCGCAAGCGTCAGATCGAGCTGACCTTCTCCATGCGGTTCGACTTCCAGCACAAGTTCGGCGGCGTGATCTCACGCGGTCACACTCTCGACGCAGGTCTGGAATAGTCACGAATGGTTGAGACGACAAAACAACGCTGCCGCTGCTGCCAAGTTGATCGT